GCTAAACTTCTCCACTCTACCACGGCCGGTCAGCAAGGAACTCCGGCGTATAGGAGGTAGCGCCGATGAAAATGCCATAGTGTATGTATGGGACTTGGGGCGCATAAAGCGCAACAAGTTGATGCACGCACTGAATGGCAACATCGAACCGCCCATCGAGATCATCATTGTAGCTCCGCCGCTGATACTATTCTTGGCCAGTCTCTTCGTGTATTACTGTTGGGCGGTGACGCGCCGTGTACACAATAGATTGCAGCATAGCTTGAATGGTAATACAACGGGACAAACACGACAGCAACGTACTCGTAACGGTGGTTCCAGCGAACCGCGTAAATACGGTGACGAGTGCACATGTGGCGGAGTTAAGGCGAAAGAGAACACATTTCACGGCCATCAACGGCGAGGAGCGAAGCGCCCAATGACCGAAGCAAAGAGACGCATCGATGCATCGCGCGCTAAGCAAGGCAAGAAAGAGGGTATGTCGCGCAACCTCTATCTCTGCACGAAGGATGGCAAGCCTGTGCTTCTCGACGACTGTTTCAACAACCCATCTGTGCCGGATGTGGTTAAACTCAGTCATTACCACCTCTTGAATCCGCGATCCGCCATGATCAAGGAACCGAAGCCTGTACCAGTGGCCAAAGTCGAAGGGCTTAGTGCGCAAGGGGCCCTCCAGATCGTGGATGAGGATAAATTGTTAGGACAGTTGGATGCCACAGCAGAGGCAAATGATGACAGGTCCGAACATGAAGCCCCAACCAACACGCAAGGAGACGACACTGGTCCCGTTGACCATCACGGTCACACAGAAAATCAAGAGGAGGAGGAACACCCTGCCGAGTCAACAGATGCCGACATTGGATCCGCAACCGCAAATAGCGAGGCAAGCTCAGCGGAAGATGATGCGGCAACTGCGCGACAGGCAGGGGACGAGGGGGTGCCGGATGTTGATGACAAGCTCAGCATCAATACGGAGGCCAGTGAGGATGATGCTGGTCCATCCACAGACAACCCGGCTAGTCAGTGTGTAACCGCCGAAGGCGAGGCATGCTCAACCGCTGACATAATCCGGGACGTGGAACCGGAAGATCCGGACTGGCCTTTCTGGCTCTTTAGTTCATCTAGCACCAGCTCGATCGGTGGCAGTAGTGACACAAGCGCACCGAAGCGGAACAAGGTTAAGCGGTCAGGCTCGAAAGCACCACAAGCTGACGACAACCCACAGGTAACGAAAGGCACTGTCTATGTCCCAGGACTCGACGTCCGAGCCCGCAAATCCTTCTGGAAACGCTTCACTCTTTTCCTCGTTGAGGTATTCTCTGATGAAGGTCTGGTCAATCAACTACCGTACATTGGACAGGCTGAGGACAGGATCGCCACCTTCACAAACATCGGATCCTCCAGAGTATTCCGAGAGCGAGATGAGAAAGAGTTACGGGTGTTTGAGCTGCTTGGGTTGCGCGATAAGCGCAGTGTAGTGTACTCGCCGGAGTTGTACGTATCGCTGGTTCAAGTCTGTTGGACACACCAGGTCGTAGGGAAAGATCTGAGATTCTTGGACCATGCAGTAGTCAGAATGAACCAAGCGATGATGCAGTTGGCAGGGGCTAGGAAGATGCAGAAAGAGATCAAGATCGGTACACTCTTGATGACGCTGAACGAAATCACACTGGTCAACGTCGCCATGCTTTCCGCTATCCACCCTTACAAGGGAAGTCTTCCACGTGCCACAAAATTCGAGATTCGAGCTGAAAACCCAACATCCGGTGACATGAACGCTCCCGCCGTGTTTGTCTATGCAATCGACAAGGTACCCGAAGTGGACCGGGAACCCAGGAACGATGCCACTGTTAGCCATAACGCGTGGTTGGACATAGCGAGAGGTGTAGTCACACGCGCCACCAAGGCGGCATATCTGCACCACTCGCCCAAGTCGAAAGCGAAAGCGCGTACTTTCTTTGGCAACACGTTAACGGAGACGCACATTTTGGATCACTTGAATGACGACCAACTCGCAGCAGCCACAATGAGGATGACAACAAACAAAGCAGGCGTGGATGCTGGCCTTCTCGAACGCAACCAACGTCAACTTGTCAGTTCTCTTCCGTTTGCAAGATTCGCACGGGCAGTTAGCAGCCATATCAGTCAGAACTTGCGCCCTGACGTGCTCTGGGATGTGTACATGTTACATGTTCTCCACCATAAAGACAACCACCCGAAGAGGGAGTTGAGAGAGCAAGCGGAGAAGATTGCGATGGAGATCCGTGGAGGCTTCGAGATCACCGAGGCTGAAGCAAGGAACGTAACGGGAAAAAGGGAGTTGGCGCAGTATGCGTGGGAAGCTGCGCTCAACAAACCCGTTGACAGACTCACTCCGAATCAAATTAAGTTGTTGAAAGCATGTACAGTGATGGAAAACGGAGTGGTCATGTATGACGACAGCGAGCTGCTCACAATCGTCTACAAGGGCAAGGCCAACGAGTACGCCAAGAAGGGCAAACTACTCCGTGCTATAGGAGACCTAGGGGTCTCAGCTTCGTTGCAGACGTTTAAAACGGCCGAAGGGATCAAAGAAGCGCTGGCTGCCGAGCCGTTTGAGTACAACATCGAGGTGAACGGGGTAGAGCGACGCGGTTATGCAAAGTTCGTAAAGGCCGCTACGCGTAGCGAACTCACAGCTGCCCTCAACATGATAATCAAGTGTGCTGACACTGACTATGATGTCATAATGTGCTACCATAGTGATGACTCGATCATTGCATGGAGAGAGAATGAGATCTGGCAGACAGCAAACATGGACATCTCGAACTGCGATGCAAGCCACACCGAGGCGCTCTTTGACGCTTGTGAAGCGATGTTCGG